CTGGCCGAGCAGCGCGCGCTGGAGAAGGCCGGCTTCACCCGGGAGGGCGTGCTGCGCCGGGCCCAGTTCCGCGACGGCGCCTTCCACGACCTGGTGCTGTTCAGCCTGGTGCGGGGGGAGTGATGCCTGGCCGTCAGCAGGGAGTGAGACCTGGCCATCAGCAGGGAGTGATGCCTGGCCGTCAGCCCGGGGATGCGGCCCGGCCCTCAGCCGCGGATGCGGCCCGGCCGTCAGCCGCGGATGAGACCTGACCGTCGGCGGGGATGGGGCCCGACCGTCACAGGGCCCGGTCACACTTGGGGTGACGACGACGAACGGCGCCGACGGTACCGAGGGAGCGAACGGTGAAGGCAACGGCGGACGCGACCCAGTCAGGGAGCGCGCGGTGAGGGGCACGGCGGACTGGGTCCAGCAGGGGACCGTCCGGGCCGAGCTGGAGGCGGCCGAGGCGCGCACGCTCGCGCCCTGGGCGGCCCGCGCGGCCGAGTCGGCCGGCCGGAGCCAGTCCGAGCCGGAGGACCCGGTGCGGACCTGCTGGATGCGGGACCTCGACCGGATCATCTTCTCGCGGGCGATGATGCGGGCCCACGGCAAGACCCAGTCGTTCATCCCGGCCTTCTCCGAGGGGCCGGCCGCGGGCAGGCAGGGCGGCCCCTACATCGGCGACCACTACGTCACCCGCGCCACCCACATGCAGCACACGGCCCGGATCGCGGCCACCATCGCCCAGGCCCTGGCGCTCAACGTGCCGCTCGCCACCGCCATCGCCACCGGGCACGACCTCGGGCACTCCTGCTTCGGCCACGGCGGCGAGGCCGCGCTCCAGGCGGTCGCGCCCAACGGCTTCGACCACGCCCAGCAGGGCGCGCGCCTGCTCACCCTGCTCGAGCCGCGCAACCTGACCGCCGAGGTGCTCGACGGCATCGCCAGGCACTCGTGGAGGCACGAGCCCCCGGCCACGCTCGAGGGGACCTGCGCGCGCCTGGCCGACCGCATCGCCTACCTCACCGCCGACCTCACCGACGCGCTCCGGGCCGGCGTCCTGGCCGGTGTCGACGAGGTGCCCCCGGCCGTCCGCCACGCCCTCGGCGACACCACCTCCGACATGGTCGGCACCCTGGTCGAGGACGTGGTCCGCCACTCCCGGGGCCGGCCCCACGTCGTACAGGGCGACGGCTGCGCCGAGGCCATGGCCACCCTGCGGACGTTCATGTTCGACCGCGTCTACCTCCGGCCCGAGGCCGAGCGCCAGACACGGCGGGCCAGCCGGCTGCTCACCGACCTGTACGGGCACTACCTGGAGCATCCCGACGCGATGCCGATGGGGGCGAGCCTCGCCACCGACCCGGTCGAGCAGCAGGCGGTGGACGCCATCGCGGGCATGACCGACCGCTACGCTCTCGCCGCCTGGAACGCCGCCTTCGCGCCCAGGGACCGGGCGGGCGAGAAGACCGTCGCCGCGCGGTGAGGCCGGCTGTCCACACCGGCTTCCGTATCGAACGTATGTTCGAGTACACTGCGAGGGAGCCGTCCTGCGGGCGGGGGAGCGCACGGCGGTGGTCACCGTCAGGCTGCCTTCCCCGCAGGAGGTCTCAGTTCGGCGGAACGGTGCGTACAATGCCGGAGAGCCCTTCAGCGGGTCCTTCCCCCATCGTCGTTTCGCTCGGGCTCGGGCCGTCGCAGCGGCCCCCGGCGTGTTGGACGAATAGGGGTGAAGGACCGTGGCCGGCCGCATCCGTGACGAGTCGATCGCGGAGATCCGCGAGGCGACCGACATCACCGCCCTCGTCGGCGAGTACGTGACCCTCCGGCCCGCGGGCGGCACCCGCATGAAGGGCCTGTGCCCCTTCCACCAGGAGAAGACCCCATCGTTCACGGTGAACGCCACGACGCGTGCCTACCACTGTTTCGGTTGCCAGGCACACGGGGACGTGATCGACTTCCTGATGAAACAGGACACGCTGTCGTTCACCGAGGCGCTCGAGCGGCTGGCCCAGCGGGCCGGGATCGAGGTCCGCTACGAGGGGCGGTCGGCGGGGGAGCGGGGGAGCCTGGGCAAGAAGAGCCGGCTGGTGGCCGCGCACGCCGAGGCGGTCGCGTTCTACCACCGGTTGCTGGTGGAGTCGCCCGACGGCCGGGAGGCACGCACCTACCTGTCCTCACGGGGCTACGACCGGGCCGCCGCCGAGCGGTTCCGGCTCGGCTGGGCGCCGGCCAACGCCTGGGAAGCGCTCGTCGGTCACTTGCGCGGCAAGGGGTTCCGACCCGAGGAGCTGACCGAGGCGGGGCTGGCCCGGACCGGAGCCCGCGGGCTGCGGGACGCCTTCCACGCCCGGGTGCTGTTCCCCATCTTCGACGTGGGCGGCGACCCGGTCGCCTTCGGCGGCCGCATCCTCGACGACCCAGGCGACACCAAGGCCAAGGCCCCGAAGTACCTGAACACCGCCGAGACTCCGATCTGGCAGAAGGGCAGGGCCCTGTACGCGCTCCACCTGGCCAAGCTGCCGATCGTGCAGGCCGGCTTCGCGGTCGTGGTCGAGGGCTACACCGACGTGATCTCCCTCCACCTGGCCGGGGTGCCCCAGGCCGTGGCCACCTGCGGCACCGCCCTCCGAGGCGACCACTTCCGCCTGCTCAACCGCTTCACCAACAAGGTCGTACTCGCCTTTGACGCCGACACCGCCGGCGCCAAGGCGGCCGAGCGCGGCATCGGCGAGCTGGTGGCCACGCCGGAGGCGTCGCTCTCCGCCCACGTGCTGACCATGCCGTCCGGCCTCGACCCGGCCGACTTCGTCACCCGCCACGGCGGGGACGCGTTCGGCGAGCTGGTCGCCGAGGCGCAGCCGCTGGTGCGCTGGTGGCTCGACTGGAAGCTGGCCCACTTCGACCTGCGCCACCCCGAGGGCAAGGTGCGGGCCGCCCGCGAGCTGGTCCCGCTGCTGCGCAGCGTGCCCGACACCCTGCAGCGCACCGAGTACGCCCGCTCGGTGGTCCAGGCCCTGCACCTGGACGAGCGCGAGTACCTGGGCATGGTCGCCGGCCGCGAGCCGGCCCGCGAGCAGGCGGCGGCCAGGGCGGCCCCGCGCTCCCGGAGCCCGCAGGCCAAGGTCGAGTGCGAGGCGCTCAAGTTCGCCCTGCAGTACCCGGAGTGGACCGTGGACGCGGCCGGCCACTGGACCGAGGACTGGTTCACCACCCCGGCCACCAGCGCCTCGTTCGTCGCCCTGGCCAAGGCGGGCGGGCCCGGCGCGCCGCTCGAGTCCGTGCTCGAGCAGGCCGCCAACGAGAAGGAGCGCGGCTTCCTGCGCGGCCTTGCAGTAGAAGCATTCGCGGCCGAAGAGAAGCGCGAGTACGCTGAAGAGGTGTTTCGTCGGCTCGAAGAGTTCCGCCTGACCCGCGGAATCGACGAGCTCAAGGGAACCTTGCAGCGTATGAACCCGGTGGAGCGGCCGGACGAGTACACTCAACGATTCGAAGAGCTCATCAGCCTCGAGGCCCGACGGCGAGCCCTGCGGGAGCCGCGGCCCGGAGGCTAGGGGTCCCTCCCCCTGAGCGCACCTGGCAGCACATGCGGCGTCCCGCGTCGTTCGTACGACACGAGAGGTACTTGACCCTATGGCCATGGCCAAGGAAGCCCAGATCGACGAGGTGCGCGACCTCGTCGTCAAGGGAAAGGAGCGCGGCTTCATCACCACCGAAGAGGTGATCGAGGCGCTCGCTCCCGTCGACCTGTCAGCGGAGCAGATCGACAACGTCTACCAGGTCCTCGCCGACGAGAACATCGAGGTCGTCGAGATGGTGGACGAGCTCGACGCCGAGGAGTTCGCGCGCGAGGCCCGCTCGGCCCGCGACGACGACCTCGCGCTCAAGGCGCCGACCAACGACCCCGTCCGCATGTACCTCAAGGAGATCGGCAAGGTCCCGCTCCTGACCGCGGAGCAGGAGGTCATCCTGGCCAAGGCCATCGAGGAGGGCGAGGCAGCCACCGCCGAGCTCGACAAGGCCGTGAACGGGGCCAAGAAGCCCAGCTCCACCCGGCTGCGGGAGCTGCAGCGCACCGAGCGCCAGGGCCAGCTCGCCAAGAAGAAGCTGATCGAGGCCAACCTGCGCCTGGTCGTGTCGATCGCCAAGCGCTACGTGGGCCGTGGGATGCTCTTCCTGGACCTGATCCAGGAGGGCAACCTCGGGCTCATCCGCGCGGTCGAGAAGTTCGACTACACCAAGGGCTACAAGTTCTCGACCTACGCCACCTGGTGGATCCGGCAGGCGATCACCCGGGCCATCGCCGACCAGGCCCGCACCATCCGCATCCCGGTGCACATGGTCGAGACGATCAACAAGCTGATCCGCATCCAGCGCCAGCTCCTGCAGGACCTCGGCCGCGAGCCGACCCCGGAGGAGATCGGGCGGGAGATGGAGTTCACCCCCGAGAAGGTGCGCGAGATCCTCAAGGTGAGCCAGGAGCCGGTCAGCCTCGAGACCCCGATCGGCGAGGAGGAGGACTCCCACCTCGGCGACTTCATCGAGGACTCCGACGCGGTGGTCCCGGTCGACGCGGCCAGCTTCATCCTGCTCCAGGAGCAGCTGGACTCGGTGCTGCACACCCTGTCCGAGCGGGAGAAGAAGGTCATCCAGCTCCGCTTCGGCCTGACCGACGGCCACCCCCGGACCCTCGAGGAGGTGGGGCGCGAGTTCGGCGTGACCCGCGAGCGCATCCGCCAGATCGAGTCGAAGACGCTGTCCAAGCTGCGCCATCCCTCGCGGAGCCAGAAACTGCGCGACTACCTGGAATGAGACGGGGCCGGTCCTGGCCGCTGAATCCCCTTTCCACCTGCGGAAACACTGGCGGCCTGGACTGAGCTTGCCATAGCGTAGCGTTCTCAGTCAAGATATCGGGTATGCCAACCCCACCCGCCCTCGAGCTGGCCGAGCTGGCCGAGTCGTGGCAGACCCACCTTGAGGCCGAGCGCAAGGCCCCGGGGACGGTGCGCCTGTACACCACCGGCGTGCGCCTGTACCTCGCCTGGTGCGCAGAAGCCGAGCGGCCGGCCGTGCTGGACCGGGCGGGCGTGGCCGCGTTCATCGCCCACCTGCTCGACCGGGGCGCCGAGGCGGCGACCGCGCGCACCCGCCACCTCGCCCTGCGCCGCTTCGCCGCGTGGCTGGTCGACGAGGGCGAGCTGGACGCCGACCCGCTGGCCGGCCTCAAGCCCCCGAAGCTGGACTCGAAGGTGGTCCCGGCCCTGTCGGCCACCCAGCTGCGCGCGCTCGTCGCCGCGTGCCAGGGCCCGGGGATGCGCGACCGCCGGGACGAGGCCATCGTGCGCCTGCTCGCCGAGACGGGCTTGCGGGCCGGCGAGGCGGTCGCGCTCACCACGGGCGACGTGGACGTGCGCGCCGGTGTCGTGGTCGTGCGCCGCGGCAAGGGCGGCAAGGGCCGCATGGTCCCGTTCGGCCCCCAGACCGCCCGCGCGCTGGACCGCTACGTGCGGGCCCGCCGGGCGCACCGGCTCGCCGCCACCCCGGCGCTGTGGCTGGGGGACCGCGGCCGGGCGTTCGGCTACGACGCACTGCACCACACCCTGGGCTACCGCGCCGAGCTGGCCGGCATCAAGGGGTTTCATCCCCACGTGCTCAGGCACACCGCCGCGGGCCGCTGGCTGGCCGCGGGCGGCTCGGAAGGCGGGCTGATGGCCGTGGCCGGCTGGCAGCGCCGGGACATGCTCGACCGCTACGTCGCCGCGACCGCGAGCGAGCGAGCCGCCGACGAGGCCCGCGGGCTGGGCCTCGGGGACCTCTAGAGAAGCCGCCGGAACGCTTCGGCCGTCAAGTCCGCCTGCCGAAGGATTGCCTTGAGCGTGCCGACGTCAAGCTCGCTGTGCAGCGGGACGACAGTTGTCCGCGGCGGCGAGGCATGCCGCAGCTTCACGTGGCTGCCGCGCTGGCTGACCTGCTCGAAGCCCGCCCGCTTCAGGGCGCGGACGACCGCGGCGCCCGACACGACCGGCAGGGCGCCCGTCACGCCGGAACCGACACCTCGACGGGGACGGCGACCGGGACCGGCTCATCCTCGAAGTACAGCTCCAGCGCCTCTTTGAGGTTGGCGAGGGCGTCGTCCGGGGTCTTCCCCTGGCTGACCACGTCAACCTCGAGGCACTGGGCGACGAACCAGCCGCTCTCCCCTCGGCTGACGGTGGCGAGCAGCGTCACGACATGTTCGCTCATGCCTTGAGCGTAGCGCTCAGCGACGAGAAAGGCGAGACCCTGGGGACCGGCTCTAGACGTAGGCGTCGCGGCGGCCCGCGGCCATCGCCTGCTCGGCCAGCTCGACCAGCTTCGCGCGGGCAACCCTCGGCTTCGCCTTGCAGCGGTGGCAGATGAGCTGCGCCGCCGGCGCCATGAGTGGAATCAGGGCGAGCCGAGTGTTCTGCCTCCCGCGCGTGTCGAGGCGCCGCATGGACCCGTGCGGGACGCCGCCGCCGTGCGAGCTAATGCCGCCCTTCTCCATGGGCGGAAGGGGATGGCTGGCCCGGCGGGCCCAGAGCCGCCAGCTCCACTCGACCGGGGCGCTAGGGTCGGGATTGCCCACGGCCAGGACCGGCGCGCGCCCGGACCGGCGCGCGCAGCGGTCGCACCGGAAGACGACGGCGTACGAGTCGGGTTGCTCGGCCACAACCAGTAGCGTACCCGGCACAACACAAGATGTATGGGCGCGGGCCCGGCTCGCCTCCCTCCCCGCAAGGGCAGGGGAACGGCTGAGGAAGCCATGCCCCGGAAGCTCACCCCCGAGCAGCGCGTCCTACGCGCCAAGGTTGCCGCTCACATCCAGTGGGCGAAGGAAGCCGACCCGTCCGGCCGCACGGCCGGCGCGCGCGCCAAGTTCCTCGAGCGCTTCGAGCGCGAGGCCGACCCGTCCGGCGAGCTGGACCCGGTCGAGCGGGCCCGCCGCGCCGAGCACCTGCGCCGCGCGTACTTCGCCAAGCTGGCACTCAAGTCGAGCCGGGCCCGCGCCGCCCGCAAGCGTGGGGGCGGTGACGATGCGGCCACCGCCTAACGAACGAGGCGCCCCCCGCGACAAGGGGCGCCCCGCTTCCAGCTCTACCGCGACCGGCGGCGCAGCCATCATAGCCGACGCTGGCGCCGACGTCGCCGTGGCCGTGGCCGTGGCCGTGGCCGTGGCCCGCGTCCTGGCCTGCTTCCCCGGGTCGACCGTGCTCGAGTGGCGGGCATCGTGAGCGCCGAGACCCCGGCGCAGGCGCGGTTCTGGCGACGCTGGCGCAGCCACGACCCGCACACCGCCGAGACGTTCACGGCCGGCCGGTACACCTGCCCCGCGTGCGGCAAGCAGGGCCGCTTCCAGGTCACCTACGACGACTGCAAAGTCCGCCTGTTCTGCTGGGGCGAGTGCACCGGCCCGCAGATACGCGACCGGCTGGGACTCAAGCCGAGTGACCTCTGGGACCACGGCGCGGGCGCGGCCGGCCGGCTCAGTGGCACCTACGACTACGCCGACGAGGACGGCGCGCCGAGGTTGCGGGTGTTCCGCTACGCCGAGCCGCCCGACGTGCGCTACGAGGTGTGGCGCGTCGACGCGTGGATGCCCGAGCGGCCCGACCGGCGGGGCTCCTGGCCGCTGTACCGGGCCGCCGAGGTCGTCGCGGCCGTCGAGGCGGGCGAGCGCGTCTACGTGGTCGACGACGAAGCCGACGCCGACGCCCTGGCCGCCGCGGGCGTGGTCGCCACCTGCGCGCACCTGCCCCGCGGCCAGCTCTGGAACGTCCGGCACGTCGAGTACCTGCGCGGCGGATACGTCACCGTCGTCGCCCGCCGGGGCGAGGCCGGCGCCAAGCACGCCCGGGCGCTCGCGCGCGAGCTGGCCGCGGCCGCCCGGGACGTGGCCCTGGTCGAGGGCGCCGTGAACCGCCGCGGCGCGGGCGCCACCGAGCACCTGCGCGAGGGGTACGCACTCGATGAGTTCGAGCCGCTGACCCTGCTCGACGAGCAGGCCGCGGCCGTCGCGGCCGTCGACATCGCCGAGGGCGCCGCCATCCTGGCCGACGTCGAGCGGTTCCTGCGCCGCTTCGTCGTGTTCACCACCCGCGCGCAGGCCGTCGCCGTGACGCTCTGGGTGGCACACACGTGGGCGTTCGAGGCGGCCGAGACGACCCTGTACCTGCACGTCACGTCGGCCGAGAAGCAGTCCGGCAAGACCAGGCTTTGCGACGTGCTCGTCCTGCTCTGCCGTGGCGCACTCAAGGCGGCCGACTCGACCGCGTCGGCGCTGTTCCGCTCGATTGGCGTCCCGCCGCCGACGCTGCTGTTCGACGAGGTGCAACTGCTGTTCGCCCGCACGGCCGGCGACGACGCCAAGCGGCTGCAGGCCGTCTTGAACGCGGGCTACGAAGAGGGCGGCTGCGTGCGGCTGGTCGAGGGCGAGGGCGCCGCACGCGCGCCCGTCGAGTACTCGGCCTACTGCCCCAAGGTGCTCGCGGGCACCGGCGAGCTGCCCGACATGCTCGCCGACCGGTCCATCCCGGTCCGGTTGCAGCGCAAGAAGAAAGGTGAGGACGCCGAGCGCTTCCGCCGCCGGCTCGTCCGGCCCGCCGCGGCCGAGCTGCGCGCCCGCGTCGCGGGCTGGGCCGCGGCGGCGCTGCCGGCGCTCACCGGCGCGACGCCCGAGCCGCCCGACGCGCTCACCGACCGCCAGCAAGACGGCTGGGAAGCGTTGCTCGCCATCGCCGACGCGGCGGCCGGGCGCTGACCCGTCCGGGCGCGCGCCGCCGCCGTCCGGCTGCACCGCCGCGGGCGCGCCGACGCCGACACGTCGACCGGCGAGCTGTTGCTGGCCCACATCCGCGAGGCGTTCGACGACGAGCGCCGCGACCGGCTGCCGACCGTGGTCCTGCTCGCCCATCTCGTCAAGCAGGAAACCGGCCCGTGGGGCGACTGGTGGGCCCGTGACATCGAGGCCGGGAACACCAAGGGCACGGCGAGCCGGCTCGCCAAGCTGCTCAAGCCGCATGGCATCAAGCCCAAGCCGTTCCGGCTCGGCGCGGGCACGGAACGCGGGTACGAGCGGGCAGCGTTCAAGCCGGCCTGGGCACGCTACCTACCCGCCCCCGACCCGGCGGCGGCCGACGAAGATGTAACAACGCAACATCCCAGCTCAGAGGCGGTTTCAGAACGTAACGCCGCCCAGCCCGTGTTACATCCTGATATGGCCGCTGACCAGCAAGGTTACGTTGTTACATCTTCCGACGACGAGGGGAAGGCGAAAGACCAGTGAGCGAGTACGTCTCTGCCACCTACGGCCCGCCGTCCGGCCTGACCGACCGCGAGCGAAGCCTGCTCGTCTACCTGGCCGTCAAGTCGGTGGCCGAGAACCGGCACTGTAGCGAGCAGGCCGCCGCCGACCTGCTCGACGACGCGGCCGGCCGCGGCGACATGCACATCCGCGGCGACCAGCGCCGCTCGTACGTCACCTACGGCGACCCGGCCGCGGGCGGGCTGGTGCTGGTCGCCGCGGAACTGGTGGTGCTGCGCCAGCTCGCCCACCCGAGCGGGATGCTCGACAACTGAGGTATCGAGTGCGTCGATACCCGATCGTCTGGTTTACCGGTTATCTTGATGGCACCGCCGCGACCGCGACGACCACGGCCCACCCTGGGGGTGCCAGTGCCGCCCACCCTGCTCGAAGAGCTACGCACGCGGCGCAGCGCCGCGCGCGACGCCCGGGACGCCATCCTGACCCGGGCGCAGACTGAACAGCGCGACCTCTCGGCCGACGAGCTGGCCGAGTTCACCCGCCTGGCCGGCGACGAGCGCGACGTCGCCGACGAGTACGACCGCCGCGTCGCCGAAGAGCTGGCCGAAGTCAGGGCCGCGCTTCCCAGGCGGGCCCGCTCGGCCCCGCCCAAGCGCAAGGGGTAGCCCGGTGGCCGTGCTCGAGCTGGCCCGGGCCGAGCGGGCCCGCCGGGCCGTCGCCGTGGCCGGGCCGGTCGAGCAGCGCGCCACCCTCACCCTCGAGCAGCTGCTCGCCGACGAGGCCACGCCGACCGCCGCCGGCATCAGCGTCAACGCCGCCAGCGCCATGCAGCACTCGACGGTCTGGCGCTGCGTGACGCTGCTGGCCGACTGCGTGAGCACGCTCCCGCTGCACGTGTACCGGGTGGGCGAGCGCGACCCGCTGCCGGCGCTGCCGCCCATCCTGGCCCAGCCCAGCGCCCGAGCCGACACGGTCGAGTTCCTCGGGCAGGTGCTCGTGAGCCTGTTGCTGCGGGGCAACGCCTACGCCGTGGTGGTCGACCGGGCCGGCCCGGCGCTGCGCCCCGCGCAGCTCGAAGTCATCAATCCTGACAGGGTGAGCGTCACCGCCCCCGAGGGCACCGTCACCTACCGCCTGGACGGCGTCGAGCAGGACCCGGGCGACGTGTGGCACGTGCGCCGCTGGACCCCGCCCGGTGGCCTGGAAGGCCTGAGCCCCATCGCGCACGCCCGGCAGGCGGTCGGCTTGGGGCTCGGCATCGAGCGGTTCGGCGCCAAGCTGTTCGGCGACGCCGGCATCCCCGCCGGCGTGCTCACCTCCGACCAGCACATCAACCAAGAGGCCGCCGAGAACATGCAAGCCCGCTGGGACGAGCGGCACAAGGGCAATCGGCGCATTGCCGTGCTCGGCGGCGGCGCCAAGTTCCAGCACATCACCATCGCGCCCGAAGAGTCACAGTTCCTCGAGTCCAGCAAAGCGAACGTGGCGACCATCGCGCGCTACTACGGCGTCCCGGCCGAGCTGGTCAACGGCGAGACGGCCGGGCCCCTGGCCTACACCTCGCCTGAGATGCGGGCGATGGACCTGCTCACGTTCACGGTGGCGCCGTGGCTGGTCGTGGTCGAGCGGGCGCTGTCGAGGCTGCTGCCACGCACCCAGAAGGCGCGCTTCAACCCCGACGGCATCGTCAGGGTCGACCTGAAGACCCGCTACGAGGCGCACGCCATCGGCATCGCCAGCGGGTTCCTGCTCAAGAACGAGGCGCGCGACCTCGAAGACCGCCCGCCCCTGCCCGAGCCTGCCCCTGGGGGTATCGCATGACCGACGTCCAGACCCGCGCCTACCCGGCCGTGCTCGAGCTGCGCGAGCAGGGCGACGGCCGCACGCTGGTCGGCGTCGCGGTCCCCTACGGCGTCGAGGCACGCATCGGCCCCCGCCTGGTCGAGGTGTTCGTCCGTGGCGCGTTCGCGGGCACCGACCCGGCCGTGGTGCCGCTGGACGCCACCCACCCGCGCACGGCCGAGACCCTGCCCATCGGCGTCGCCGTCGAGCTGGACGAGCGCGCCGACGGCCTGCACGGCGCCTGGCACGTGAGCCACACGCCCCTGGGCGACGACGTGCTCGCCCTGGCCCGCGACGGCGTGCCCCTCGGGCTGTCGGTCGGCTTCGCGCCCCTGCCCGGCAGCGACCGCTGGTCGCCCGACCGCCGCCGCGTCGAGCGCCGCGCCGCGCGCCTGGACCACGTCGCCATCGTCCGGCGGGGCGCCTACCCCGGCGCCATGGTCGCCGCCGTCCGGGGGGCCGTACCAGAAACTGGTACGCCCCTGCTCGCCCTCGCCCGGCGCTGGCGGTAGCGGTGGGAACCACGCACTTCACCATCGGCTTGACGCGCCCGGGCCGGTGCATCGGCTGCAACCGCCGCATCATCCGCGGCCAACGCTGCGACGACTGCGAGCGGCGCATGCGTACCCGCACCGCCAAGCGACGGCGCAAGCGGTGAGGAAGGGCGGCCCCACCGGGCGGCCGTGGCGACGGCTGCGCGCCGCGGTGCTGGCCGCATCGGACGTCTGTGTCCTGTGCGGCCACCCGGGTAGCGGTGACGTCCACCACTTCACCGCCCGCTCGCTCGGCGGCGGCCTGCTCGACCCCGCCAACGTCGGCCCCGCCCACGGCGCGCTGTCGCCCTGCCCCTGGTGCCAGGTCGCCTGCAACCAGGCCGCCGGGGTGACCGGCCACGTCCCGCCCAGGCAGAAGAAGGCCGCGCCCGTCTACACGCGCGACTGGTGACCGCGACCTTTGCTGGCGCTGGCCCGGGCGCCCCCGCGCCCGGCGCCCGGTGTGTGTGTGTCTGACCGCGGACAGTGGCCGATGAGCGTTGACGTGTTGACGATTTGCCCGCCCCGCTACGCCACCGGACGTGATGCATCACGTCCGACCCTCGGCGGCGAGGTCGCCGAGGTTGGCCGAGGCGCTGGGGACGCCGCTGATGGCCTGGCAGCGGTACGTGGCCGACGTCGCCATGGAAATCGACCCGGCGACGGGGCGGCTGGCCTACGACGAGGTTGACCTGACCACGATGCGCCAGCAGGGCAAGAGCCGGCTGCTGCTGGCCGTGATGGTGCACCGGGCGAGGCACTGGCCCGGCTCGCGCGTGCTGTACGCGGCGCAGAGCCGCATCCACGCCCACTCGCGGTGGGAAGACGTCCACGTCCGGGCGCTGGACCGCTCGCGCTACGCGGGCGAGTACACGGTGCGCCGCCAGCGCGGCGACGAGGCCGTCCGGTGGCGCAACGGGTCCTGGTACGGCATCACGGCGCCGGGTGAGACGGCCGGCCACGGCGACACCCTCGACCTGGGCGTGGTCGACGAGGCGTGGGTGCATGAGGACGCCCGGCTCGAGCAGGGCATGTCGCCGACGATGGTGACCCGCCCCGAGGCGCAGCTGTGGGTGGCGTCGACGGCCGGGACCGTGCGCTCGAGCTACCTGCGTGGCAAGGTCGACCGCGGCCGGGCCCTGGCCTCGGGCAGCGCGACCGTCGTCTACTTCGAGTGGTCGGCGCCGCCCGACGCCGACCCGGCGGACCCGCGGACGTGGCGGTCGTACATGCCGGCGCTGGGCATCACCATCGCCGAGGCGAAGATTGCCAGCGAGCTCGAACGGCTCGCGCTCAGCGACTTCGCGCGCGCGCGCGCGTACTGCAATCTCTGGCCGGGTGACATCCCGTCGGACTGGCACGTCATCAGCGAGGCCACCTGGCGGGGGTTGGCCATGACCGACGGGCAGGGGATGGCCGGCCCGGTGGCGTTCGCCGCCGACACGACCCCCGAGCGGTCCTGGTCGACCATCGCCGCCGCCGGCCGCCGGCCGGACGGGCGCAGCCACGTCGAGGTCATCGCGCACGAGCAGGGCACCGCCTGGGTCGTGCCCCGGCTGGTGAAGCTGCACCACGACTGGCGGCCCTGCGCCGTGGTGGTCGACGCCACCGGCCCCGCAGGGTCGCTCATCGCCCCGCTCGAGGCCGCCGGCATCGAGGTGGTGCGGCCCCGAGCGCCGGGGACGCTGCGCGCGCCGCCGGGGCGCTGTACGACGCCGCCACGGACGGGGCGCTGCGGTACGCGTTCCACCCGGCGCTGGACGCCGCCGTCGCGGGGGCCGAGAAGCGCCGGCTCGGCGACGCGTGGGCGTGGTCGCGGCGCGCGTCGGTGGTCATCAGTCCCCTGGTCGCGTGCACGCTGGCCGCGTGGGGCCACGCCACCCGGGCGCACCTGCACGCGGGGCAGCCGAGCATCTACGTGTGAGCCCTTGTCAGTTCGGACAAGTCAGCGTGTGTGTCATCTTGACATGTCAGAAGTGACAGGCTGAGAGTGACAAGCCGAACATG